GAGAGAGGGAACTCTAAGCAATCCACTCACGGAACCCGAGAGCTGTCGACGGCAGCTCTTTATCCATGATTTCTTGCATTTGCCCAGCAAGTTCACAGACCTCGAGTTGAGCACCCTCCTTCTCTGATCGTACCTTAAGAAAGAAGAGGGCTGTGCGGACAGGAAATTTCATGAACAGACGGCTTGGCGTCATACCTTCCGGTAAAACATTTCTAGCAATTTCCTTTGCCGCTCCGCGATCTAGCCACTTTGAATAAAGCATTTGGGCGTGAGCCCAAAGTTCTTCCTGATCGTGGCGCCACTCGACGCACTCATGGAAGTTATTAGAAGGAATTGATTTTTGCCGATCTGTTGGGTGTTGCATTCTTAAATCACAAATGTAAGGATCTCCGAGAAGCTGAACATCACTATATCTCTGGCTAAATTCTTGCACTTTCGCCGGCATTGCCTGGGAAATGCAAGTCCAGTGCCGAATGAGTTGATGGGCGATCGATCGCGTCGTGTACATCTCAAAGGTGATGTCAGCCATATCGAACGGACTGTGATGACCACGTCGTAACATGGTGCATATCAACTTATGAGCGGGTTTTTCCTCACTATTTGGAACAGAAACTCTTGCGCAATCTGCAATCATTTGATCCGCGTCAGGAGTAATGCATTTGAGCTTGACATTGTGGTGATCACTTAGCATGCGTCGTCTCCATCAACTGGACACAGACTTGCCAAAAAGCCGTATAAAGCTCGGCGTAACTGGTTCTCTCTTGTTGAAATTTGGCAAGCATGCTCTCGATTTCATCGCGTGTGAAATGACGAGTTACGCCCGCGACCGGCTCTTGCTCTGGCATGCCCTTACAGATATCAACGAATGCTTCTAACTGTCGTGTCATTGACTCTCTCCATATGCCAAGAAACCCTTTCCGCAAGAGCTTCAAGCTTTTCCATGCCCATTTCCCGACACTCGCCGATCGTCAGTTGAACGAACTCACAAAGAGCCTTCAACTGATCTGGATCGATGACCGTTGCGGTGATGGTTAGGTTTGAAGTGTCCAATTATATTCTCCTCTTTGTGCGCAGCCTTATGGCAAACGCAGCATAGCCAAACAACATCAAGCGGCCTGGAATAATCTCTGTGGTGCGCATGGAGATTTTCTTCAGTACCGCAGATGACGCAAGGCTCTTTCTTTAACCTCCCGTCCCGCACCGCATTTGTTACCATGTAATTAGCTCTGTATCTTTCAGGGAATTTCTCTCTATATTTTTTCACCACTTCGGCAATCATTTCTTTCTTGTGAGGCAACTTCGATCTCAACCTGTCATATTCTCTAATTCGGTCAACGTTTTCATTTCTATGTTTCGTCACCCGTTTCTTTGTGCATTCCTTGCAGAAATTTAAATGACCATCTAACATTCGTGAGTGTTTATAAAAATCAGAGAGAGACTTAATCTCTAAACACCTCTTGCAAACTTTGTCCGTCATGGGGCTACCTTTCATCTTATAGCCCCATTTTAATTAGAACGGACTAGATGTCAAGTGGATATTCACCATGAGAACGGGCAAACTGAGTGCGACCATCAAGGCGAGCAAAGGGGATTTCGTCGTCCAGGTCGTCCACAGTGCCGCCCTTGGTCACATCCGAAGCGTGCTGTCGAGTGACGCCGCCAGGGCCACGCTGCTTAGCCTTGTTGGGCGCAAGCGTCCCGACTGTCGTCTCTCCGTTCATCGCCGTCTCATAGGCCGTGTGAGTGACTGCGATCGGTGAAAAGTCGTTCTTGATGGCAACGCATTCCGCGCCGCTCGCGTCAGTGTAGCGCTCTTCCTTAGCGCTGATACGGGCGGCAAACTCCAGAGTTTGAATTTCCGACTGGCAGTCGAGATCACGAGCCGCAAGGGCTTCATCGCTGTCGTCGTCATGACGAAATCCGTTCGCGCCATCGACCACGCCGCGAAGGAAGCTAAGCGAAATAGCGACGGCCTTTTCGCTGCCTTTCATGGTTAGGTTCTTGAACATTTTGCGACCGGCATACGGCGAGGAAACGATAACGAACGTTCCTTCCGAGTAGTCATTGCCGTTGCCGCTCTTCGGGCTTTTGAGTTCCGCCGTCATGATCTCACAGCGTAGCTTGACCATCGTCCCATTGGGGATGGCGTCGAAATCACGCGGTGGTTCCGCGCTTTGCAGGTTCAAACCCATGGATAAGCCTTTCTAGTCTGATGTGGGGAAAAGACATTTCTGATAGATAGCCGAAAGGTTCGGCTCCTCGGTAGCATCAAGGGCATCGAAGCGACTTCCCGCAGGATACTTCTTGATGTTGCTTACATCGGTGATCAGCTTTCGCTTACCGCCCTTCTCGATCACCATTGTTGTGATTACGTCGAAATGATAAGGAGCGCCACGCGCGGAACTTCCTGGCATTTCCGGCGACCAAAATCCAGCCTTACCTTCCGGCTCATTCCACTTCAAACCGCCGACAGACCAGACATTGAATGGGGATTTGTGAAGCTCTTCCCAAGCCCAATCCATCATATTGCAGACTTGTTTGTAAGCCTGCAGCGCCATAAAATTTCCTCGATCGGAAAAGTTGGCGTGATTTTCTTTTGCAACCGTCCATGCGTAGCTGTCAGCTATCCGCGTGACGCTGTCGATAAACAGATGCTTATATTTTGATGGCTTGGAAGGGTCACGGCGGGCAAGGCCGGAAACGACTTTCTCAAACTCAGCCCAATTAGATATTGGCCAGTCATCAACGGGATGATTTGCGATGGTAGAAAGCCCATCTTCCGCATTGATCACAAGGGTTTCATCTGCGGGAAGCGTTGAGGCTAGGAACGTCTTTCCTACCTTGGGGCCTGCCCATATCTGACATGACATGGTGCGATGAGCGTTGCGCTCTTCTGCGGTCCTGATGCCAGTCATTGAACGCGAACCGGCGAAGCGTCGTAAACGGTGTTGCGTGTCACGTGCGCCTTGCCGCCATCGGACTTTCGAATGGTGAATGCGCGGGCGTCGAATGTAACAACCTGGACAGCATCGCCACGAAATTGAACCAACTCTTGCGAGGCTTTGAACCTGCTAAGTCGTGTGCGGCGTGTGTGCGTGTTTAGCTCTGGAAGCTCATTGACGTTCATGTTTCATGTTCCGTTTGCGTTATCGATGATATCTTATAAGCACATCAGAATTCAGGAAGCAAGAAAAAAATTACCGACATCCTCGCTTAGCCCATGCGGCAGACGGGATACCGTGATTGAACTTATTTGTTGGATTGTTCATATTCTGTTTTGGCGTCACCCACCTGCAATTTCCCGGCTCATAATTCCCGTCATTGTCGATACGATCGATCTGTAGACCTTTAGGCGCTTCTCCCATGTCAAGTAGAAAATTCTCATATTTGCTCCAACGAGCACACACTTTAATACCACGCCCGCCATAAATAGAATATTGATCATTCCCGATCGAATTGCATCTGCTTCTCATAAGAAGCCAAATAGAATAAGTTCGCGTGACCTTCCCAACGTGAGCGTGGCCATGTCTAGGAGTTTTCATTAAAAATCCCTTTTTCAGAAAGAATTTCGATCACCTGCTTCACTGATGTGACAACTGCATAGCTGTTGCCTGGAGTGCGCTTGCACCAAGCCTCAAAAAACCTTTGCTCTTGTGATTGTCTACCTGTCTCAGGTTTGACCTCAATAAAGACAGCTTCTCTTTCTCCAGAAAAAACAAAATCTGCAGTTCCTGGTACCATGCCGCAAAGGCGCTTTTGCCTAACTAATTGCGTTCCTTGGTTAGGAACATGAAAGAAAACAGCATTTAATTTCCCTGAGTTATAATGATCGACTGCCCACGTGAAAATTCTTGCGCATATTTCATCTTCTGGTCCTATTTTTCTTGGCCTTTGAGCAAACGCTTGGCGACAAAGGTTTAATAGCCATATTTTAATATGATCTGACATAATCGTACCTTCCTAATTTTGTCCTTTTTTCTTCTCTATTTATATCATTTTCTTTTCGTGTGACCCACCTGCAATTTCCCGGCTCGTAGTGACCATCATTGTTAATGCGATCTATCTCTAGCCCTAATGGCTTTTCTCCCATGTCAGCTAGGAAATTTTCGAATTTATGCCAACGATCACGCACTTTAATGCCCCTTCCCCCGTAATACCTATAACTCGAATGTCTGGCGTCTCGACATCTAGATAACATGCTCTCCCATGTCTCATAAATCCTTGACCCAATAGACATGCCATGGGTTGTTCTAGCGCAAGACAGACATTGGGTCGACCCGCCATTCAAGAGATTGCCAGAGGTGACAACTGAAATCCGCCCACACCCACACTGACAAAGATATTTTGTGGGGCTAGAGCAGCCTTTTCTAGACAGTACGTTCCAATTGGCTATCTTCTTTCCGCTTTGATCTCGCCATCTCAAGCGCTTCCTCATAAGCCTTTGATCCTCTACAACCATGATGTCGATACCTTTTATCCAAAAACTGAACGCAATCAGGACCGATAATTCCCGCCGCTTCGCCACATGCGGCACACATTATAAGCGTTCCGTCCTTCTTAACAGCCTTGACATCTTGCCCATATTTAGGTATCTGTGCTTTCTTTTTTTTGCCGCACCTGGATCTAGCCATGAGAAAAAAGCTTTCAGATGAAGAAAAGAGGTTGATTAAAGTAGCTAAGGACGAAGGTAAGGTCAAGATTTGTCCTGTAAAATTTGCTGATTTTTCATGGGCTATGAAAGAATCAAACAAAACGATAGCTATAACATGGGGCCTTCACACTCTAATGGATGAAATGAGGTGAGAGCTAGGCTATATCAAGAGCAAGCTATCGACAGAACTGTTGACTGCCTCAGAAGAGGCAAAAGGCCGCTTTTGGTTTGCGCTACTGGAGGCGGTAAGACTTTTATGATGTCGAATATTGTTAAGCAAATGCCTGGAAAATGGCTATGGCTTCAACACAGTGATGAATTATTAAGGCAGAATTCAAGAGCATTTCATAATTTATTTCCTAAACATCCATTATCTTTATATTGTTCTTTTCAAAAAAACTATATGGGCGATATCGTATTCGGAATGCAAAAAACTACGTTTCAAAACCTTGATCATCTTCCTCCATTCGATGGAATCGCAATAGATGAAGCTCACAGAACCGCTGCTGAAAGTTACAGTTCGATTGTGGCACGTTATCCTAATGCTCATCTTCTTGGCGTTACTGCTACTGCTGGACGTGGTGACGGTGCTGACCTTGGAAAGTTTTACGACGTGGTTTCAGATCAAATTGAAATTGGAGACCTCGTAAATTGGGGCTACCTAAAAACCCCAAGGATATTAAGGCCGTCTGTCGAGAGCATTCAAAATGCAATGTTAACGAGCGCGCCCGTAGATTATGACACTGCTGATATAGGCGCCGTATCAAATTACGATATTCCGCCTAAAGAGATGTATCATCATTGGAAAGAATTCAGCAACAGAAAGACAATCATTTTTGCGTCGACAGTAGATAGATGCGCAGAAATTCAGTATGTTTTCCCCGGATCAATTGTTGTTAACCATAAAGTTAGAGGGCGTGATAAGCTTATTGAAGCGTTTAAAGCTCAGAAGACAGGCGTTTTGATCAATCCGATGATGTTAACTGAAGGCTTTGATGATCCAGACGTTTCTTGCATTGTTATCGATAGATCATGTGTGTTTAAAGGCACGTATATTCAAATCATAGGACGGGCTCTTAGAAAAAGCCCGTTGTTCGATGATGCAATTATATTAGATTTCAGAACCGAGCATGAAGACATAAGCATTGAACCATCACTTGATGTCAAAGAAAAAAAGGATAAAGAGAAAGAGTGTAAGGATTGTCCTAAATGTGATATGGAGCTTCCGAAATATTCAAGGCTGTGTCCTGGCTGTGGATATGAATTTGTAAAAGCACTGGAAGAGGAAAATATAGAAACGAGGCCGTTAACCGACCTTGAATTGAAGGAAATAAATCTGACATCTAGGGTGAAATTAGTCGACTTATTCAAAAATGGCAAGGTTTTATTCGGCGTGACTGAAACTGACTGGTGTTGCATAGTTCGCAGTCGGGCTTTGATGCATAACGGCAGGTCATTCGAGTCTTCTGATATGCGAGACTGCATTAGTTTTGTTTCGTCAAAAATTTCAGGAAAAAAATATCCTAAGGATTGGTTTTCATCACCTGCTACCCACAAGCAATGCATGTATCTCTCACGCCTTGGTTCATCGATTGACAGGTACGGATTAACAAAGTATGGAGCTTCGGCCGCAATCACGTTCTGCAAGAACTACGAAATGATAAAGGAGAGATTGAGATGAACAGAACAAAAACTCGAAACTCATTGCCTTACATACCCGCAAAACGAGTAGGTCATATTTGCGTTCGCCGTCAGCAATTAAACAGTAGGAATGATAGAACCGTTGCGGTCGAAGATATCGAAAGGGCAGAAGCCGATGAGCGTTTAAAATCTCTCATAAGAGAGCGCATCGCAGAAGATAATAAAGGTCATATATTCTTCGAGAAAATCGGTGAGACATGGGCCTTGTTCTTTGGCGACGTTCGCGGTTTTTGCGAAGGCGTAAGAGTAAATGACTATGACGTGCGTCGAGCCTGGATAGGACGCGTTGTCGACCCGAAGCACTTCGATAGCCAGCTTGCGCCCGATGTTGTCGTGTATGCCACTCTGACACAGCTTGCGCTTGACCTTAGGGGGGTGCCGGCAGTAGTCTCGACGATCTGCCGTGAGACCCATCGATATCAAGATGAAGAGTTGGCATTCAATTACGAGGCGTTCTCCTTTGCGTCACGCCAAGTCATGCGCTGGCGTCAGTCTAAGCTCGATCATGTCGCTTCTCATCCATCGTCATATCTTTGCAGGGATTGCAATTGGAAAGAAACTTGCCATGGAGATTAAAATTGACCCTGACCTCTTAGAATTCTGGCGGCAAGGGTCGATATCCCGAACGGCGGCTATCCTTTGGCAACGTGAGCGCGATAAAGCACGCCGTGGCTTCGAGCCTTGCTCAATGTGTGGACAGCCCATAAAGGGTAAATAAATGCTTGATAAAGATCTTCAAATGCATGTTCGTGATGGAACTATGTCTCCATCTTTATCGGAAAAATGGCAGACAGAAAAAGACATCAATAATGAAATGCATAATCTCATAAATCAACTTTTAAAACATTGCAGAAAAATCAAAAAAAAATAATTGAAACATTTTGCTACTATTCTATCGGCGAACACGCTTTTTTATAAGCAATGGCGTGACGATGGGACTTTGTCTGGTTATCCTCAGATCAAAAATTTTCAATGTCACACGGCTACTATGGATGGGCGTGAGGATTTTTTTGATCTTCTTGACCGGTTGGAACGTGAACCCAATCGTATACTTGTGCGCGGCCATTGCGATTTACCAGATGGTGAATTCACGGAACGTAATAACCTAACAATTAAAGACGTTCCTAAACAGTGGATATGGTTAGATCTTGATAAAGTCGATTTCCCAGAACAGGGAATGACTAAGAACGGCGCTTTGGAAGTTTTGCATGATCATGAATTAGATGGTTACGATTGTCATTTTTCTTGGTCAAGCTCGACTGGTCATCCGACAAGAGGTTATACCGTATCCGCTCACGTAGGAATGTGGTTAGATCAACCAAGAACTTGCGAAGAGTTAAGAAGATGGGCAAAAGTTAACAAGTTTGACCTTTCGCCATTCAAACAAGCACAGGTTCTTTACACATCAGCGCCAGACAAAAAGCCGTATGGCATGGACGCGAGATCTTATAGGTTTCGCGGCGAACCTTTTATTGAGCTAGAAATACCTGAATACGAAGCAGAAGTTTTTACACCAACACATGATTATGATCCTGTCGACCATCTCATGATGATAAGTGAGGATGACGCCGATAGAAGGTTGCATTATCTGCGAGCGGCTAGAAAGGCTGCACTTTCTGGAATGGGCGTTGAAGGTTTTTATGACCTAGTCAGGAATACCCTAGATCCAGATCTTTGGGCACGTCATGACCATTGGCAGAATAAGGCCAAGGTTTTTGCTGATATGAAGGGCGGACTTTCGAGAAGGACCACGCTGAGGCCACGTTCACTTTCTGATATTGAGATTGAACGCCAGTCTATGGTTGACGCAATGAAGGAGTTTTCAAGAAAAGCTAAAGCTGTAAAGCAAATGAAAGCCACAAAAGACGCAAAGAAGAAGATGAAAATTCAATCTGAGGCTGCATTACTAGAAACTAACTTCGTTTATATGATGAAGGTAACAACAGGATTAGGTAAAACCAGCAATATGATGAAGGTTGGCGATGATTATCATTGGTCAGCACCAAGAATTTCTTTGATGGAAGATATGGGTGCGCCGTCAGAAAGAATATTTCGCGGCAGATTGCAGCCCGACCCGCAAAATCCAGGTCAAACGATGTGCAGGAAGCCTAGTCAGGTAAGAGAAATTGCATCTCTTGAAACATCAATTCGACACAATCTTTGCGCATCCTGCGAGTTTCGCGAAGAGTGCCGTTACCTCGATCAATTCGACATGGAAGGTTCTATATACGCAGCACACAACTTTTTGTCATTAACGCCACCATGGCATCACAAACACACAATGCGGGTCATAGATGAAAATCCAATTGGATCTTTCCTGCAACACACGCACGTAAATTTTAGAAACGCAAATCCAACGGATGTAACGAAGAGCATCAATCATTATGGTGACGTGGACGAAGGATTGCAGATAATTAAGAGATACGCCGATAAAGAGCCCGTCATTATCGATAGAAAGCTGTTTCGTCTTCTTGGTACAGTTGCCAGAATGTGGCCAGGGTTCAAGAATGCGAGAACGTGGGCAAGGCTTTTCGATATCCTGGCGGATGGTGGCGACATGTCGGATCTGACTTGGTATCAAGACGCCGTCACGATCGACTATGTAAAACCATTTAAGGATAAAATACCAACTATTTATCTTGATGCGACCTTGCCAAGTGATGCTTTGCTTTCTGCTATGTTTCCAAAACAGCAAAAGATTAAAAAGCAATTTACAGCAAAAGAAAAAATAAAGATTGATCTAATTGGATTATCTGGAAACACCAAACAGATGATGGACAACCCGCAGTTCTGGGAGAAGTATGTTGTTCCATGGATCGATGATAGTAAGCCTTGCCTTGTTGTTTCAACTAAAGAAGTCGAAGAGTATATCAAAGAGACTTTTCAACTTCCTGATTGTGTTGCATGGGAGCACTACGGTAATTTATCTGGGCTTGATTGCTATGGCGACTTTGAACAGATGGTGATTTATGGAAAACAGGCACCGTCAATCAACTTATTTCGTGGGCAAGCACGAGCGATCGAAAGGGAATGTGGTGGTTCGTTAGAGGATTATCAAGAAGGGTTGCGTTACCTGTCGTCGGAAGCTCAGATTGAACAGGCCATAGGTCGCCTGCGAGCCGTCAACAAGGCCAAGGATGCGCGTGTGCTGTCATTGACTACCCTTCCGGCAGAGATGGGCTATGACGTGAGCTCAGTGACGATCGTAGAGGATATAAGGGACACGTCAGTTAACAGGCTTTGGGCTCTATTCGGACATGTAGAAGAACAAAAATCAAAAGTATTTTATATGTCTCCTAAGCTCGCATTTAAATTCCACGATGCTGGGAAATTTTTTAGAAATGAAAGAGATTTCAAGAATGCTATAGATAGATATTTTCCAGATGAATTTAAATCAGAAATCATAATTGTTAAATGGAAAAGAACAAGAATTAGGGTTTGTGTTCTTGATGACGGCTTTGACGTTCAGCTTTCTGATCAAATAAATGGGGAAATCGAATGGTGATGGGAATACAAAAAAGATATAGAATTGTCGTTGATGCTCACAAAGATGGAAAGATAATTTTCACATTGGATGAAAAATTTATAGGCGATAATGCTCATGATGCTGCAAAAGAAGCTTGTGAACATGCAAGAGTTGATTTGAAATTAATGAAAATAGAAGGATATTCGTTGACTTACTCGATTGGGTGAAAAGTGAATGAAATCAATGACTTCGACGCGGCTCACTCCCTTAAGAATAGAAAGAAGGAGAAGTGTAATGTTATAATATAACACTGTAATCTATTAAGGGAGTGAGCCGCGTCAAAACTCGCAGAATTCCGCCAGTTATGATATAGCATCCGTGACAACTGCCGCAGTGTCCGAATGGAAAGGTTGGATTTTATGGGATATATAAGGACAAAAAGAAAGGGGCCTAAGCCCCTCCTTTTTCAAAGCTCCTTCCTTCACATCCGTTTAGCAATCCAATCCTCTGCTTTGCTGATCTTATCAAAGATCTTTAGTGTTTTTGAATGGCTGCAAACTGCAAATCCGTTATTTCTTGTTTCGATCGTCCACCCGTTTGCGCTCATGATGATCACTTTGTTTCTCTTTCCTGTTGAGTTTTTCCGATTTCTTAAAAAGATAATATCACAGAAATAGGAAATTGCAATAGGTACGTTTTCCTATTTTTCAAAATGGAGAAATGATAGAATGGGATATGTGAAAGGCGACACTGATTGCCGAGGGTTCTTCATCGTTCGTCAAGGTCCGCCTGAGCGCCCAAAGCCGGATGTTGATGAGATAGAACGATGTTGGAATCATTTCGGTATGTCAGATCAGAAGCGTGCGCTATGGGGTCTTATAAGATCGTCAGGCAACGACGATGGCGTTTGGGTTACCTACCTAGCCTACGGAATGACTTTACCTCTGAGCTTCGTCCCAGGGACTTTCACGCAGGCTTGGGCAATGATGCAATTGCGCTCATTGAATTGGATGGATATAGCCGAGGCTTTGGGCTGGGATCATGATTGGAAATTGCTGCATTCCAGATCGATTATCAATGATTGGAAAACATTGCGCGTCGTCTCGTGGATTTGTCATTGTCAAGATGTGAGTGACGAGATACCAATGTTCGATTGGTATTCGTTTGAGCCTGACAAGGCTTGTCAGATCGCTAAAAATCGCTTTGGAGGCTGGGTTGACGATGCTCGAGTGTGACCAAACGGAATGGCGATATCTTAAATTAGCGGCGGATAATTTACGCGTGGGGGATGAGCGTTATCGTCAGGCATTTAAGGAAATGTCCACCCGTGTTTTGTATGTCAATCCAAGAAAGACGTGGGTAGTTCTTAAGATTGAACGTAGCTCGATGAGGCCTGTTGAGGTGACCGAGGAATGAACCATCCAATGGTTAAGGCTATGATCGAAGCTTATAGCGAAGGCGGTCTGTCTATCGGGGATCTAGCCGAAGCCTTGCCGTTTTCCTATGGTTCGATCTGGCATATGCTAGTTAAAGCCGGGGTTCATGAGCCGAAGCCGCATCAACCATGTTTTCTAGATAGACGTAAATAATTATTTATGATAGGAATTTATGGGAGGAGATCCGCATGCTTCCTAATCGATATACAGAAACTGTTGATGGTTGTTGGGAGTGGACGGGCGGAAAGAATGTTTCGGGTCATGGCGTGTTTATGGTCAAGGGGAAACGGATCTACGCGCACCGAGCCGCGTGGGAGAGCGTCAACGGGCCAATACCAGGCAATGCGCATATACATCACAAATGCCGCAACCCATCATGCGTCAAGCCTGATCATCTAGAATGCTTGACGCATAAGGATCATATGGGCGAGCACGCTAATCCTGAAAGAGATCCTCCGGATGGATGCCGCCGTGGGCATGCTGGATTTTATGTAAAGAATTCGCAAGGAAGATTTATATGTACTGAATGCCGGCGAGAAAATCAAGAACGTTAAATGTATGTTATCGAACTTTGAAATCTGGACAAAAAAAGAGCGCTGGTTTTGCAGTCCAGCGCCCTAATCGATGGCAGGAGAGGAGAACAAAGCTAAGTTTTGCATAACTGATTGTGAATGTCAATTGTTACTGTTATAGTCCTAAGTGAAAGGGGATGATTAATGGAAAGTTTCTTATGGCTTTTACTAGGGTATGTCATTGGTTCGGGTTGGCTTCCTGGTGTAAAACAAATGACAGCAGCGCAAATTAAAAATTGGTGGGGAAGACTCTAATGGATCTCGTTTGCTTCTACATAGGAATGTCGCTCTGGCTTCAGGTGCCTGGCGTGGGTAATTTAAATATGGATCATGCCGACAAGATCAAAGAGACGGAAAGGGGCTTGGTTGTTTGCACGCCTAACAATTTTTGCTTTCCAATCCCAGGCGCAACGATCGATGACCTGGCGAATTGTGGCAAGGGGAAGGCTGCATGATAGAGGAAATGCCGACAAAACTTGAAATCGGATATAAGTCTGTTGATGTGATTAAGCAGGCAAATTCATCTGGCGCTCTTGGCTTGGCAAATGATATCGCAGGCAAGATCGTTGTTAAAACGAGTGATCATCACGGCGTTGAGATCTCAGAAATTGAACAGGCGGACACCTTAGTTCATGAAATCCTTCATATCATCTGGCGTCAACGTGATGTCGATCCAGATGAAGATATCGAAGAGCGTGCGGTTAGCCAACTTGCGCATGGCTTGATTGAGCTGTTCCGCAGAAACCCGCAGGCGCTGAAATATCTTGAGAGGGCTTGCGCGAGCTAAGGCTATGCAGATAGAGAAAACATTAAATGATGTCCTTTTTAAGGGTGACGCATTAGGTGACACGCTGTTTTATCAGATTGTTAAAAATCTTGGTAACAAAGCTGCAGGCGGAGACCCCAAGGCCGCAGAGCTAATTCGCAAATTCATGGAAATGGTCCACGTCCAAAAGAAAGATCCGAACGCGAGCAAACCTGCGGCAACTTTTGTTATGCAATTATCTCCTGGACAAGAACCGCCAAAGATGATAGAGGCAACGAACGAAAATTCATGAAGGAGAATGAGGAATGTTTTTGTCTAATGTTGAGATCGAAGTTATTAAGTTTCTTCAAAAACAAGGCAGCGTAAAGTTCGGATCAAAGAAACTTGCAGAATCATCAGACTATCCTCGGAGATATTTCGAGCAAGCGCTACAAAAGATGGTCTATCATGGAGTTTTGACGTCGAAAACTGGACCGAGAGGCGGGTACAAGCTAAATCAGGGAAAGTCGGCAAATGACGTTATAATGGCAATTCGAGAGAAGGGGGTTGAAAGCGAAATTGATTACCTATTGATGTGTGTTCTGAAAGAGATAAAGCTATGAAAGCGATCGAGATGGACAGCGAGCCAATCGAATGGCAGTGGGTAGATAGGAATTTCTATATGAAGGTTGATGATTCTAATCAGCCACGAGACGCCACAATGAATGAGGCGATGCGCTCAGGAAGAATTTCTCAGTTGTCCGCGCATCTTGCGGGCGAGTTTATGAAGATTGATACTGCAAATTTTGAGCAAAAGGCTGAAGACGAAATTCATGAAGCCGAAGCGCTTTTGTGGGATTTGCATTCTCGAAGTCTGGCTATCGCCAACTCAATCAATGAAGAATGCGATCTTTGCGGTTACCGTGACGGTGATCAGACGGTGCAGTGCGCTTCTGATAGTTTGGCGTGGCTCGTCTCCGCATGGAGTTATAGAGAGGAAAAAGACGCCAGCACCGCTATAGCCGCTCAGAATGTTCTTATGCGTCACCTTGCAATCCTGTAAGGCGTTATCAACTGGAGTAGCGAACTAATGAACGAAGCTGCAACTTTTTTTCAGGATATCGAGAATGGTCATCACCCTTTGGGGTCTATTCCCAACGGAACGCATGTCTTTCGGAGATATGTAATGGATACTGGCAATGTGTGGGAATTCGATGTCAACGTTCGTGACTCGGCAAGCTTAGGACTGCCGCAGATTACAAGTCCGAATGAAGTTCAGGTTCAAGTCCGCGCGCGTTTTACCACTACTGCCCTCGCTAGGACAGCTATCAATCAGGCGTCAGAAGGCGTTCGAAAGACTTTTACCGTGGCGTCGAAATTGTTTGTTAGCAATCTCGGCAACCCTCTATCGTCAAGAGTGGCTGCGGCTAATCAGGCAAAGGGATGGATCGAAAGCAGAACGTTTGATATGTTCGGCACGGCGGGATTCATTGCCGGTGATAGTGACGACGCGGTCTAGACGCAAGCTTGATTTTTTCGGGGAATTGGCGCACCTTCGGGCGCGCCTTTTTCTTTTGGAGAAAATGAGTTGCCGGCAAAGATATTGCACGCCGCAGAAAGGCTTATGAGATGAGCGAAATCATATATCGCCCTTCCGGGCCGACGATCCAGCGTTTCCATCATAGCGACGCGCGCCGACGCCTCATCTTAGGCCCGATCCGGTCTGGAACGTCTGTAGGCTGCTGTGTTGAGATGATACGCAGGATTATGACCACTGAACCGGATAACAGCGGCGTTCGGCGCTCACGATGGGCTGTGCTGCGGCCTACGCTTGGCGACCTTAAGAGGACCACCATCAAAACGTGGGAGCAATGGGCCGCGCCTGTGTTCGGTAATGTGCCTATCCAGCGCGTACACGGCATCATTCACGACATCGATATTATGGGGCCGGACGGGATACCGATCGATGCGGAGGTAATATTTTTCTCGATTAATACCCTAGAAGATATTGAAAAGCTAAAGTCCCTCGAACTTACAGGAGCGTTCGTAAATGAATTCTGCGCATTTCCTAAGGCTGTTATTGATGCACTTGATGATCGTGTCGGTCATTTTCCAAACAAGAGGGACGGCGGCGATAGGGCTTGGTCTGGTTGGTGGGCCGATAGTAATATGCCGGATACTGATCATTGGGTATATGAGAATTTCGAAGAGGAAGGGGGGATTGAGGGGTGGGACTACTTTCGACAGCCTGGAGCAGTCATTAAGAACGGCGAAGAATGGGTGATTAATCCGGAAGCTGAAAATTTGGATAATCTTAACAAAGGTGCGCAGTTCTACTTAGACAGTATTCAGGGAAAGTCAGATGCTCATATTCGTGTTCTTTATGCTGCTGAATTTGCCTTTTTTGCAGACGGCGCACGCATCATTTCAGATTATGTGGATAGCGTTCACTGTCTCAAATCTCCAATCGAGTTCGATCATTCACTTAGCAGCAAGGTATCAATCGGCATTGACTTTGGCGCAACTCCAGCCGCATCGCTCGGCCAACGTGACCCGATGGGTAGGGATATAGCAATTGACGAAATCGTTGCTGAAAAAGTTGGTATAACAGGCTTGATCAATGGTGGCCTTGGCGATACATACAAACAGTTAATTGCGTCAGGTTTCGAGGTGGTGGTTACGGGTGATCCTGCAGGTGGGCAGGCTGGACAGGCCAATGGTGTTTCGGATAGGCCGTTTGACATTCTTTGGAAAGAAGGAATTCCAGCAAACAAAGCTCATACGAATGCATTCGCTACAAGGACAGAAGTTCTAAACGAAGCTTGCCGAACTATGATTGATGGCGTTCCTAAATTTCGCCTTTCTCCAAAATGCAAAATCACAAGAAAAGGGATGGCTGAAAAATACGTCTTGAAAAAAATCGCCAATGGTAATAGGTTCCAGACTACTCCAGACAAAGGCCCGTTCTCCCATCCTGTCGAGGCTTGTGAATATCGAATGATGGGATATGGAGACGGCCTAGGTTATGGCAAACGTGCTAGTTCTGGCGGTGTCATTCAAGCAGATGTAAGTGGGTGGTAGAATGGAAATCGAATGCAAGGCTGAAGCTGTATCAATAAGAGATTTAGAAAATCCAGATTGGCTTATCGATGAATTGTCGAACCCAAACGCATACATTCAAGATTGGTTGGAAATCGATCATGGCGATAACGTGGGAAACACAGAAGTATCGAGAGAGCGACGCAGCGTTTCAGATCGGGTATTGTTACATCAGGCACGCGGGCAAACTTAAATTGGTTCGTATATCTCTTGAGCAAAATGGCCAGCCAAGGCCGTACTTTCACACGCCAGCCGTCGAGATAACATATAGTGAAGGCGAATTCACGATTGCAGGCGGTGGAAGGATTTGTGATCACGTTATTGACGAAATGAGGGATGTTAACTCTTACGATCAAAGCTCTTTCGAATATTCTTTTGATCAGATAAAGTCTTTGTTGTTGAAACAAGCAGAAGGTGAAACATGAAAGATGTCCTTTGGATAGCTTTCTTTTTTCTTTTAGCGGTGGCAATGATGGCGGGTTTTAGATGACCGATCTCGACGCAATGAAGCGAGAAATAGCGGATGCCTGCGGCTGTGAAGTGATGGATACGCATCAAGCGGCGCAGGTTGCCCTTGACGCGTCTTATCAGGCAAGTGATTTCGAGCTAATGTCTAACTCGCAGATAGTTACTAGGCCTGGAGGCTTTGGGCATTGGTATCGAGAAATGGCAGTTATCAGGATCAAGAAAGCGTCATTCGATATGACGAGAAAGGAACGTGAAGCCAGATGAGCGTCCATTGGCTTCTTGGATCAAGGAGTGATGGCTTTGCGAATTTCGTGAAGTCTTTTGAACTGGAGGTTGAAAGACAAATGAGTGATGCAACGACAGGCGACCGAAGCCAGCCACATGATGCCGTCACGATCGAAGAGTGCCCAGGCGGATGCGGACGCCCGGTCGCGGCAGGTCAAACATGTGCTATTTGCCAGACTGCCGAGGATGTGCGGATGGTGATCAACAAAGACGGAGGCGATTTGTTTAACGCCTATCAGCACCAATCTGCGCAGGCCGCGCTATATCCTAAGTCGCCAGCCGTTGCGGGCGTTCCGCTATATCCAGTCCTTGGTCTTTGTGACGAGGCCGGAGAAGTGGCAGCGAAATTCAAGAAATGCCTTCGAGGCGATAAGCCCTTAAGTATTGACGACTTGCGCGATGAATTGGGGGATTGCCTTTGGTATCTCGCGGCAGTTGCGAGAGAGGCCGGTATCCCCCTTTCATCTGTCGCGATGCGTAACCTGGAAAAGCTCAAATCTCGCGTTGAGCGTGGCGTTGTCAAGGGCGATGGTGATAACCGGTGACGAGAAAACAGCACTGTGAAGTATGGCAGCCGTTTATGGTGGCGGAGGGATGGTCATATCTTCCTAAGTCGCTCAACCATCTTGACGAAAATGATAAACTGGTGTCCCGATCTTTGACGGTTCACGCTGAAGCAGCGGCCATAGAAGCCGCGACATTTGATTTGAATGGTGCTACACTGTATACGTACCCTCGCTTTCCATGTTCGGATTGCGCACTTAGGATTGTCCAGGCCGGGATAACGCAGGTCATAGCGCCAGCGCCTACGGATGGATATTGGAAGGCTGATCAAGAATTGGCCATTCGTATCTTCAAAAGGGCTGGTATCGATGTCAAGTTTGCAGGACGACTTAGCGCATAGGGATTATCTCAAACGCTTTTGGTCTGAAATCTATGATGATTTCGATGATGCGTATGAACTGATCGCGCCCGTAGGTTTTCATTGGATGGGCCATAGAAACGCAGGTCACGATAAGATCGCATTCACGTCTGTTGGCCAGCAAGGCGCAATGGAATTCGTTGAAGAAGTTTCTCGAACCGTTGTTCCTCCCACTGGCGGATGGGGCTCGATTGAGCCTGGAGAGGAGGTAATCGCTCTCGGAAAACAGGCTATTCAAAATGCGCGACGCCAGCTAAAGCCTATCAATGAATTTATCGAGCGCGCAATTGACCGATCGGGTTTCTACGAGCATTTCCCCCGCCTTGGATGGGAGCGCTCAATTTCTGCTGGCGTTATGCTTACGCGCATCACGCAAGACATGGATATACCTTTAAAGGTTGAGGCTGTTCCTCATTGGAATTTGACATACTGCGATCAGAAGCATCACGTTTATCGGTCGTGGACAGAGCATCGCGATAAGGTAAAGCTTCGTTATGGTGTTGAGCGTGATGATGCCCAAGAACTTCGGTTGATCGAAGTTACAAAGCGTCTAGGGCCTGATCGATGGGAAACAACTGTTCGCTTTGAAGATGATGAGGATCATACACTTTTCTTTCAGACGTACACTGAAAATCCATGGATCATCGCACGTGCTCACCGTCCCGCAGGTAATCCAGTAGGGCGTGGTCCTGGCCTCGAAGCGCTCGCAGATCTTCGAGAGCTTAACCGCGTGGCATTCGATAAGAAGGTATATCGAGGCCGCACCCTCAACCCTGCTTATAATATGGACGACGATGGGGTGGCGCCAGTCACAGGGCTTCGTATCGGTCCAGGCGTGATAATTCCACGCCGACCACAAGCGCGCGGGCTCGAGCCGATTATGATGGCCGGTAACATCCAATGGGCCGATTTCGATACGACTAACTTGGAAGGGCGTATCTTGGCGCGGTTTCGTCATGACACCTTGCCTGATCCATCACAGGGATCGCGAACGCTAGGAGAGTTGCGCTTGCGTCGTGAGCGTGACTTACAGTCGGCAGAGCCGAACGCTATAAGTTTCGGGTCGGAACTGATCGAGCCTTTAATGCGTCGCATGGTTGCAGCAATGAGGGCGAACGGAACGTTGACACGTGACTTTCCGAAGATTGACGGCAAGCGCTTGCGTTTTTCTGTGGATGGTCCCTTGCAAAAGCTACGCAAGACGGTAAAGGCGATGCGAAAAGTCGAAGCGATAGGACTTCTTAATTCAACCGCAGGTGTTGAAACAACAGCCCAGGCAATTGACATTGTTGGGGCTGTTGCAAATTCTTCGGAAGATCTTGGCTTTGATGTCGAAGAGATTTTGACGGAAGACGAGAGGGCCGAAGTTGGGCAGGCCATCTCACAGCAAAGAGCATTGGGACAATAAATGGATCATAAATCTTGTCAGGCGCTTAATTCGTTTTATCAAACCACAGCGGGAGAACATGCTATTAATTCGTTGATTTCCGAATTAGAAAGTGGTACATATGACAAATCGAACGCGAACGCGACAGCGGCGGTTTATGATCTCGCCAAAGCTCATGTTTCGCAATTGATACAAGGTGCAATCCAAAAAGGAAAATTTCCCGATGACGACAGTTACGCCCGCCACATCGAAGCCGCAAGCGCCGAAGCCCGTGGCTAAGGTGACCGCCGCTCTCGGCAAGCTTCGCTGCGATCACTACAGCGATGATGTTCGCGAGGCTATGCAGCCTTTCGCCGACTTCGCCCGCAAGTTCGTGTCCGATCTGTCCGGCGATCTCAACGACGATCAGGTCAAGGCCGTGACCTACCTCGCCAAGGCGGCGAAGAGCTCAGCCGGCATTCTTTGACCGGCGACCATCTGCGATAGCAGCCGAAGACCTCGCCTTTAACCGGGCGGGGTTTTCCTGTTTTTCGCCTACTGATAGGAATATTTTTCCATGACTGAACGTCCCGATAGTATCCCCGAAAAGTTTTGGGATGCCGAGAAAGGCGAAGTGCGCGTTGATGACCTAGCCAAAAGCTATGGTGAGCTTTCAGCGCTTCTTGGTAAGCCAAAGTCACGCGCGCCGGAAAGCTACACATTGCCGGAAGGCAAGGGCGTTGATCAGCTTTTGACCGAAGATATGCGCAAAGATGCCATGTCATTGGTCGATACGGCCAAAGAGCTTGACATGACACAGGCTCAATTCGAGCACGCATTTGAGGGCCGTTTCGGATTGGCAATGTCGATTGACAAAGATCAGTTCACCGAAGCTTCGGCTTTTCTAGAATCTCTTCCAGAAGAGATGGCCAAGGGCTTTAATGTGACGATCCGCACGCCGGATGGCATAAGCTCAATCTTGGCGATGAAAAAGACGATGGCGGAAAAAGCAATTCCGACAAACGTCAATTATCGCGCGGCGGATAAATCGCTTGATGACATGATCCTTGAGCGGGACACGTTCGTTTCCGAATCTCAAGGCAAGGGTTCTGGCTTCTACAATCAACGTGCGGTTCAAGACAAAATCCGGCATATGAGTCAGGAAATTGTCAAGCGCCGTGATGTCGAAGAGACTGCGAAGAAAGCAGAACAGGGTTGACTTAGAGAGCGTGTCAACATTATGATGTAAGTGCGTCAGACAACCCTCTCCTTGAGGGCCTGCGGGTTTTAACTGCCTGCCGGCCCCTTGGAGAAGGGACACCCGAAAGACGGCAGTTCGCAAAGTTCTGCATTCAACTCTTTCGGAGTGTGTCAAATGTCTACGTCTATTGATCAGGCGTTTATCGAACAGTTTGAGAGCGAAGTGAAGGCCGCGTATCAGCGCAAGGGCTCGATGCTTCGTAACACCGTGCGCGTTAAGACCGGTGTTATTGGTGAGGCCACGACATTCCAGACTGTCGGCAAGACCGCAGCAACTGGCAAAGCGCGTCACGCGCCCATCCCGCCCGCCAATCAGGACCACACGCCAGTTCTGTGTCCGATCACTGACGAGTATATCGGCGACTACGTCGATCAACTCGATCAACTTAAGACGAACAGCGATGAGCGCATGAACATCGCCAATGCGAATGTTTGGGCGCTTGGCCGCGCGCATGACGCCAAGATCGTTACCGCGCTTGAACTCGGTACACTTGTGGCTGGTTCGGGCGTTGATGGTCTGACGCTGGCTAAGGCAAAGGAAGCTTCTCGAATTCTTGACGAAAACGACGTCCCGCGTGATGGCGAGCGGTTCGCTATCGTTAGTCCTGGAGCATGGGAAGATCTTCTAGATATCGAGGAATTCTCCAGCGCGGACTATGTTCGAGCCGAAAACCTTCCATACGTCGAGGATGGCGCGAAGAAATGGAACGGCGCGATGTGGATGCAATTCACCGGCCTTGGTATCACTGCCAATGTCCGGCGTTGCTTCATGTACCATCGATCGTCGACCGGCTTCGCTGTCCAGCAAGAAATCGATCTCGATGTCGACTGGGAAGGTTCGCGGCGCGGTCACTTTGTCTCTTCGGCGACAGCGACCGGTTCTTGCCTCATCGATAATCGTGGCGTCGTCGAGATGCCGGTTTTGGAGGGTTAATCATGGCATTTCGCCCTAATAATCTTGCTATGTTGCAAACCGTTGGGTTCAAAGACGAAATTCCGAGCGATCTCACTAGCAATAGCCTCCGCATGTGGGCTTACAAAAGTGAAGATCTTTCCTCGGTGATCGATACCAGTGGATACTTTAATGAAGCTGTTGATTTGCTGAAAGTCGGTGATGCCATTTGGGGGCTTACAAACGTCACCGTGAATCCTGCATACGGTTGGTTTGTGGTCAAAGCAAATAATGGAACTACTGTTGACGTGGCCAACATTTCGAGCGTTGGCCTAGCTAACAGCGACTAAGGGAATCGAGACTATGGCGACCCGCACCCAAATTGCAGATGCAGCCTTTGCGCTTCTCAACGTGCGCGAAAATGAAAGCGACGTTGATACTGACAATTCGGTGCGGGCTCGCCGGTTTCGAGTGCTATTTGATTCCCAACTTCAGCAGTTGCTGAAATCTTACAAATGGCCTTTTCTGCAAAGGTCTGCAGTTTCATTGAAAATTGACCCCTCTACGCTTGCAACTACTTTCAATACTGACAAATTCAAATCATTCTACTTCTTCCCGGACGGAACATCCAACGCTCTTTTCTTCCGTCCTGTACAGCCGAATAGGCTTCTTAGAGTTAATTGGCAAACGATCGAACCCTGCAATGTTCAGAGATACGCAAGAAAAGCTTTCGGCGGTATAATCTCAGAGCATGAAGATGATGAAATTTGTTATGAATATTATGCGGACATTGGAGGCGATACGACATTGCTTCCTGATACGTTCGCTCCAGTTCTTTACCATAAGATGGCGTCTTTGCTCGCGTCTCCTCTAGGCAGGCCGGCTGAGCAAGCTCCGCAGGATGTAAAATATCAACAGGCCCTTCAAGAGATGAAGCTGGCCTTCTCGATCGAAGAAGGGCCGGCGCATGTGATCTTTGATGACACGGCGGTCCTTGGTCGGTTCGGCGGGATTGGTATCGGGGACCGTGAAGGCGATGGCCCATGACTAAGCAACATAACTTCGATGGTGGATTGATTGACGAAAGTTCACTAGGTCGTGTTGACTTAGAGTCCTACAGAAGCGCATTGAGATCTGCTAACAATGTATTCGTTACAAGATCAGGATCAATTGCGACCCGTCCAGGTAGCGAGTTAATCAGAACATTGGCGGGCGTGGATGAGGTTTATGGGTATTCATGGGAGGGATCGAAGGGGTCGTTTGATGTTGTGTTGGTCGACCTGCAAATCCTGATCCTTCAAGATGGTGTCTTATTGGAAACCCTCACTTCACCATTCGACAATATAAATCTAAGAAACGTTAGAGTAGCATTTAATGATAGTCGTTTTTACTTGACTCACAAAGATATAGGCGCAAGGTACATCGAGAATATTGAAGGCAATTTTCTTCTGGTAGATTTTCTAACTTTCATGACAAGACCACCGGCGATCCAGTACGAAGACTATTCTGGAATTACATTAAATCCAACTGGCACTGACGGCGCCGTAGATATTATTGCTTCCGATGATTTTTTTCGGGCTGGACATGTTGGGACGATATTTTTCATCAGATCTAAAAGGGTTAATATTACTAACATAATTAATCCGACAAGAGCCGAAGCTGTCATTATTGAGGAGCTTCCTAGCGGAGCAACAACGGATGACTGGGAGGAGCAGGCATATAGCGATGCCAGGGGGTGGCCGAATGCCGTTGCCTTTCATCAAAACAGGCTTGTGCTAGCGGGCGGAGGAGAGGCTGGAGGTCAGATACACTTAAGTAAAATTGGGAAGATTGGAACCTTTCGAAAAACTCAGAGCGGGGTCGTTACCGATGATAGCGGTGTGGCCGCAGTTTTATCGAGTAATGAATCAACTGAAATACAGCATGTGTTATCCATGGGCGCTTTAGTTGTATTTCATTCAAGGGGCGTCACAGCGGATTTCAATGCGCCTATTACGCCAACGAGCGTGTCATTTCAAGAGCAACTTGCACTCGGGTCTAGCTTTGTTCCGCCAGTGCTAACTACTCAAGGTGCAGTTTATCTCAGCTCTAGTGGAGATAAACAATCCCTTATACTTCTCACTTTCGACCAATTTTCAAATAGACTTCAATCTGCTGACATTGGGATACTTTTTTCAGATGAACTTCGTAAAGCAGTTTGGATGGATTATACTGAGGTCTCTCCATTTTCTGGGTTAGAGACAGTTTATCTAAGGACATTTGAAGGAAAGATAATTGTAGGATCGATAAAGATATCATCGATCTCATTCACTGAATGGACTTTCGATAATCAAATAACCCTAGTGTCACTATGGGCTTTAGATAATTCGATCCGAATAGCTTCTAGGTTGCCAAATGGAATAACTATTTTAGGTGAGATTAGTACTTCTTTTAGAAGTGACTTTGGTACGGTGTTCTCTAAATCGGCCGGGTCCAATCAAATAACAGGGCTCGATACGGCGTATGTTGGGGATACGTTAAATTGGATTTCGGGGAATACTGTTTCGGGCGATGTAGTGGCACTTGGCACCGCGGTAACAGATGATGATCTGATCGGCGTAGAGATAGGTGAAATAGGGTGGAAATTCGATAGTTCGATACAGCCCTTGTCGCAAACATTTTCCGAGAATGCAGGAAGACTAAGGCCCTTGAATAGGGGGCGTATTGATATAAAATATGCTGACGACTTGAAATTGAAATTGCTTGATAGCAAAACTAGAAATGTTTATTCTACTGAAACGATAGTCGATGAGGGCGACACTCCCAATGGGTGGAAGGAATTTGAGATAGAGGATGACGGAGAGGATCGCGACCCTTCTTTCGAGCTAACATGCAAGAGCGGAAGGGTCATGGAATTACGTCAACATTGGTTTTTTAGGGGATAAGACATGCCTTGGGGAATAGTTGCTGGAATTCTGGGAATTGGCGCGTCTCTACTTTCCTTGAATAATCAAGCTAAGGCGGCAAAAAGTATTGAAAAAGAAAAGAAGAGACAGGCCGAAGAGCAGCGTGCCGCAGCGCAGCGGGAAAAGAAGGCACTCTTGATCGAACAAAGCCGAGAGCGTGCCGTCGCCGAAGAGCAGCGTGCCCTGACGCTTGGAGCTCAACGTGCTCGTTTCGCTGCGGCAGGTGTCAATGTATCATCCGGGTCAGCGTCGATCCTTGAAGCGTTCACAAAGCAGCGCTTTGACGATGAGGAGGGAGACCGTGAAATCTTGTTTGATCTGTCAATCGATGGGATCGAAGCACAGATTACGGGCGCTGACAGGGCTCGTAGAAGCGCCAAGGCGAACACAGGATCAATCATAGCAGGCGGGCTGTTCGACGCCGCTGGTATCGGCCTACAGCTTGCCGAGGCGCGCGGTGCGACAGCGGGCGGTCTTTTCTCCTCCTTTGGGTCGTCTGACGGTCCCTCGGCTGGAGAAAGATCCCTTGTGTCGAGGTCAAGGGTATGACCGAATTCGTCATGCGCCCTCGGGTTATTGAAAGAGAGCCTGAACAAGGTCATATTGCCGAAGCTCTACAGGGCTCGCGATCGAAAAAAGACCGAGTCCGATCAAGCGCAAGTATAGCTTTGATGGCAAGTAGGACGAAAAAACCGGCTAGAAGTATGGAAGGCGAAACGCTCAATGATGTTTCTGGAGAGCTATAAATGAAAACTGAAGAATTAAAAGATTTAGTTCGCAGGCTTCGTGGTGAATATAGAATTCCAATTACAGACGGGCTGGGTCCGGCCGGCGGTGAGGAGCCGGAAAATCATAAGGAATTCGTTAGGACGTTCGAAGTCCCGCCGATACAAAAAGAAGCCGCTGATATTGTAGAAGGTCTGGCACATAAGCTAGGATTGGATATTGTCTGATGACAACCGGAACGCTTTCGAGAACGCGCGCGGACGCCCCAATCAAGACCGTCGCTCGCATTGGCGGCGCGAGATTTGCAGGACGTCACGGCGGTTATTCAGGATCGGCGGCGGGAAGCTATCAGGCGACAGCTCGTGCGTTTGATAAAGCGTCCAAGCTAGCAAGCAATATTTCTTTCTCAATTTTGGAAGATGAGAACAGAAGAGAGCAAGCAGATGCTATTGAAATGGGCATTCGTGCTGGGCAGAATATTGTTCAGGGCAATGACAATACAGATGAAGCTCGTTCTTTTATTTCAGAAGACGCCGAAAGAAAATACAAATCCGCTGTTGAACAGGGCATTAGATCAGGTTTATCTTTAAGGCTGGATAAAGCTTTATTCGACGCTGAAGAGCGTAGCGAAGGCGATCCAGAGAAGCTTGGCGACGAACTTGCTAAGATGCGCGCCGATGTGAAGTCTGGTCTTCCCGAAAGTATCGGAAACGACATAGACACTTTCTTTGACAAGGCCAATCTTGAGATGCGAAAAGGCGCTTATAAAAAGCGTCGCGAACAAGTGATGGCAGCGTCCAGGTCTCAGTTGATGATGGGTCTGGAGCAGACTGTTGACGAGATAGACGAATTCGCTCGTAATGGAAAGCTCACGCAAGCTGTATTAATGCGCCAGACCGCCGAAGCTGAAATCATGTCTGGCCTTGATAATGGATCGGTTTCATCGCCTGCCGAAGCGGCTAATCTGATCGAGGCATTGCATTCGGCGCAGAACGATGGCGAGTTTGTATCAGAATATCAAACGGCTGTACGTTCTGGCGGGTTGAATGCGGGCGCTCGTTTTCTTGCTCGATCAGCGGAAGCGGATAGCTCCGGTCGCAACAGGCGTGCAATTGCCAGGGCTCATGCTCTTCATCGTCAATCGGAAGCCAATGTAGTCGCAAGGCAGAAAGCGGATATCAAGCAAGCTGAAACCTTGATGCGGTTAGAAGATGCAGGCCTGCCCGTCGATCAGGATCAAAAGCGCGCTCTCATGTCAAGAGTTGCCGGCACTCCAATCGCTGCAGAAATCGAGATCAGAAATGAAATTCGTGGACAGTTGCAAGCCTATACGTCAGCAAGTACAGATGAGCGCGCACGCATGCGTGACGCTCTCAACGGTAAGGTTCTCGGCTTGGATGATCAAGTGCCGGCTGATGTATCTATTGCTCTTTCTGGTTTTTTCGATCGAGCTGATGTTGCGTCGGACATTGACACGGCTAGTCAGATTCGAGACTTTTCTGCTGCAACGAATGCACTCGATCGGCTTGAAACGTCCCTTGATGAAAGATTAGGCGGAAATCGCGATGCAATAAAATCAGCTAAGCAGCAAATCAAAGATGAGCGCGATAGGCTTAGAGAGGTTGATACTCAAATTGGAGAAGCAACCGACGCTTTACTGAAAGTCAAGGCAAGCGGGAAGGAGGTTGATCTAGAAGAAGAGCGAGAAATTCGAGCCCTAGCCGCTGGTTCAAGACACGGCGCGAAGATAGAGTTGTTTGATCGGCACTCTCAAATAGCTTTCGAACTTCAAGATGCTTCGGACGCGGAACGTGAAGCGGTTCTGTCTTCGCTAGCGAATTCGGTTGTGTCGATCAAGAATGCTGATCAAGTGTTAGCTCTTGAAAACGCTATGCAAGAGATGAACAGTGAAATTGAAGAGGCTGAAAAAAGTGGAACAAGACTTGATCAGTATGTGCAAATTCATCGTGCGCAGACTAAGCAATCTCCTATTTCTCCGATTGGTGATTTCTTTGACGCTCAAACATGGGCTTCGCGTGGCGTCGAGATTGACGCAATTCGTCAAAAGATCGGAGGTGATGGCGTAAAGGTATTGACGAACACGGAGGTTTCAGCTTTCGCAGAAGTGATTGAAAACTCCGATCCGGCATCAATGCTTTCTTCTATCAGCGATCTAAAAGCTAGTTTGACGCCGGATCAATGGTCAACAGTTATGGAGGGCGTGGAGCAAACGCCTTCGGGTTCCGCTGTCAAACATGCTGTGCGTATTGTCCAGGCTGACACCGCACGTTTGCCGGAAGCTCTAAACGTTTTGACAATCTTGAACACACCCATTGATGACTTCGGCAAAGATCAGATCAGAGACAGTGCAATAAAAAAAGAAATGAAACAAAGAGGCGGCCCTGTTGCTTCTGTACTGAGAAGTCAAGCGCAGTTACTTGGACAAGAACAAATGTTCAAGATGGCATCAAAAGCAGACGCCGATACAATCCATCTCGCGACCGGACTTGCAACCGCCGTTGGCGCTTCGGAGGGGCTTGATGAAGCCTCCGATTTACTTTGGGGCGACATGCAATCCATTGACGATAGCCGAGCCGTTATTACCCTCGATCGATCATTCGGGGACATTGGGAAGGTTTTGGATAACCTTGAGAGTATGCGCGAATTGATGGTTCGCAACGCCGATGTAACAGCGGCGACAAGCGATGATGAAGCCGATGACCTTCGCGATGTATGGCGCGATAGAGCGTTATGGGTTAATGTGCCGGGCGGGTTCACCCTTGTCGACCCTATGACAAAGAAACGCATAAAACTTGAAAGAGGTGGCAATTCTGTGATTGGTGCAGGAGAGGTGCGTTGACCTTCCTTCCTGAGCTACCAGACGAGGCGAACGACCTTGACCAAAGGGTTGCGCTCGACACCCGAGTGACACCGTTCGGACAAGCGACACAGGCATATTTTGAAAGTGCCGCAGATCAAAATCTTGTAACACAGCTAGTTCGCGCTTTCGAGCCGGCCGACCTCACCTTGTCCATGTCTCGCGAAGAGTGGGAAGAAAGCGAGCACTTTCGACCTGGCGTTGAGTTCGATGATGCTATGACGGCAGAACGAGCAGAGGCTATTGCATCGCGGTTCGACCAAAGGCGCTACCGCGAGCGTTTACAGGACCAATCTACAGCCATTGGCGGGACCGTAGCCATGATAGGCGGATCACTCGCCGGCGCGGCCTTGGAGCCGACAAACTATATCCCTGTGGTAGGCCCTGCTATGCGCGCAGCCTCTATAGCCAAGGCAGGAAATATAGGCGGGCGGGCGATCACAGGCGCTGTTGACGCTGGAGTGATGACCGCCGCAACATCACCGATCGTTGCCGATCTAATGAACCGTGAAGGTGAGGATATTGGTCTATCTGAAATTATGGCTGATATCGCTTTCTCTTCGGTTGTTGGTAGCGCTTTCGGCGCGGGCTCTGGCGTTGTTTTTAAGGCTGGAGCGATACCAACTTCTCCTAGTCAGATTGGAGAGGAAGTTTCTAGATCTGTCGATGGAATATCGGGATTAGCAGAAGATCTTGAGCAAGGAAACATAGTTGATGTTCCTGATAATTCATTTCGCGTAGAAGGAACAATCGACGAAGATATTGATTTCGACATAGAAACTTCTGCAGATCCTTGGCTAGATCGCGTTAATGATCTTTTAAAAGACCTTCCAGAAGATCAGGCAAAATCATTTAGGGATGAAATGCAATCTTCTGTAGATGAATTCGATACGGTTCGACAAGAAGCTGATGTTTCTGAGGCTCTAATTGGTTGTACATTGAGGTTTGCAAATGGCTAAAATTTCTAGAACAATTTTAAAAATGATGCGCGCAATAGCCAGAAAGCAAAATGAGATTATGAGAAGGATTGAGGCTTTAGAGAAGGAGGCCTGGAAATGAGTTTCAAAGACTGCCTCGACCGCGTGGCGAATGAGACTGGTATCGATAGACGCCGCGTCCAATCAATCGCCGATCGGATTGGAAAAAAGCGCCGGGAAGGGATGACGGAGGAGTCATTACGCGCCGCTATCGAGCAAGAGAACATCGGTCTGCTTCGTAAGGCCAAGGCTAAACAAAGACAGCAGGCACAATCTATATTGAACAGGCAATCAAACGTCGAGACAATTCTTTCTCGCGAAGCTTCAGGCATGAAGCTAAAAGAAGCTATGCGAAGCTTGCAGGTTGGCGCAACTAAAGGCGTGGCTGATGCGCGGCGCTCTTGGTCCGCTGAAAAGATAGCGATAGAGGGCGAGTACAACCGTGGTCTCATGGCCAAGCTGTCAGAACGCGCCCATGTAATTGACTTGATGGTTCCCGGACGTTTCACAGCATTCAGACCTCAAGAGAAGGTAAGGATTCTTAGTTTTCATTCTGACATTGAAAAAGAAATGCGCACGCCAGGATCGACTTCTAATGCAGATGCGCGTTTCGTTTCGGAAGTATTTGTCGAGGCAGCAGAAAGAACTAGGATTGATCTTAATTTACATGGCGCTGATATTGGGAAACTCGAAGGATGGTCGCCACAAGGGCATCGCGAAAGATTGATGCGCCAAGCCGGAAAGAATGATTGGATGGCGTTCATACGAGATAGGCTTGACATCGACAGGTCCTTCCCAGACACAACGCCTGCGGAAGTTGACGATATTCTGTCGAAGATGTTCGATGATATTACGTTAGGAGATCCCGTTAAATCAGCAAGAGGTTCATCGAACCTTGCTAATCGTCTTGGGCTTCAAAGGGTGATCCATTTCGTTTCGGATGAAGCAAAGGTTGAATATGACCAAAGGTTCGGCCAGCCGAATGTATTAGTTTCAATGATGGATCATATGACTAAGTCGGCAAGGGCTCTTACTCTATTAAAGAACCTTGGCGCAAATCCTATTGATGAATTTGATAAGATAAAAGAGGCTATCTCTAAAGATATTCGCGGGCGTGACATTTCACATGAGAAAAAAACTAAACTCATGTCGCAGTTAAATTCGAGAGAGCTTCAAAATCAATTTGACGTATTGACCGGAGCGGCTGACGTTCCGCACAACAACACTGCTGCGGCAATCGGAAACGAAGTTAGAGCTTACGAAAGCTTGACAAATCTTGGTTCCGCTGTTTTCTCCGCAGTTGGCGGGGATATTCCAACATACGTTGCAACCATGCGTTTCAATGGCGTGCCTGTTGCTGAAGCTTTGAAGCGTCCTTTTGATAGACTAATGCGGCGTCATACCGGGGAAGATCTTAGGCGCATCAATCTTTTATTGAACGCTGGAATGGAACATGTGTTCGGGAACATTGCTGCGCGGCACATGGCAGACGGCGACCAAGCCGGAGCAATATCTCGTCACCTTGAAACATTTTTTAGACTTACAGGGCTGACAGGATTTACAGATGTAATGAACGCGGCTGCAAGTCGCATGTATTCTATTAATATGGGATGGCAAATAAACAAGACTTGGAAACAGCTTGATGATGAATTCAAGCATAGTCTTGCTCTACATGGTATCGATGAGGATAGATGGGCTGTTGCAAGGAAGGCGGGCCTCGAAAGCGTTGGGGGAAGGAATTATTATATACCTCAAAGGATACGCGAACTTGACAACAGTTTGTTTTCTATGGGCGCAAAAGGACAGATTGAGGAACTTGAAAGGATTGCCAAAGAAAATAGATGGTCTCCCGATCGTTTAGAAAAAGAAAAATCAGACTTACTTTTGAGAGAAAAGAAAGACCTCGAAATTCGAATGATGTCTTACTTTTCGGATGAAGCAAGATTTGCGGTTCTTCAAGGCGATGATCGAGCAAAGGCAACGATGACTCAAGCGCAAAGGAAAGGGACAATCATAGGCGAAGCAATTCGCATGATCGGTCAATTCAAAATGTTTGCGGCGCTGTACAGCCAAAGGACAATGGGCCGCATGTGGCGCGGAGGCCAAGGAGGCCGCCCAATTCCGACTCAAGACATATTCGGCTTTTTCGCTATGGCAATTATCGGCGGTTATGCGGCGATGTCTGCTAAGGCTATTGCCAGTGGGAAGACTCCGGCAGATCCAACAAGGCCGTCAACCATTCTAGCCGCAATGGCTCAATCTGGCGGGCTTGGTATCTATGGTGATTTCCTGTTCAACAAAGCAAACCGCTTTGGTGGCGGATGGCTAGATACGCTTTCAGGTCCGGCTATCGGAAGGATCGCGCGAATAGGCGGCATAGCCAACCGTGCCATTCACGGCGACCCGCCCCCCTTAACCGAACTAACGAGAGAAGTCAAGCAAGCAGTACCAGGAAATAACATGTGGCAATTGCGCGGAGCTTCGGATTGGCTTATAGTGAACCGACTAGCGGAAGCTCTTCGGCCCGGTTCAATGGCCGATCGCGAGCGGCGCATGGAAGAGGAATTCGGACAATCCTTTATCTACAACGTGAGGTGACGAAATATGAATTTCGCAGCGCTCGAGGCCGGCGTTCTGGCGATCCTTCTTGCTCGCTGGTTTCCACAGAAATCAAACGTCCAGGCCGCACATATGCGCGCCGCCGCTCAGTTGCTTGCCAATCAGTCGAAGGAAAAAGGCGCGTCTCTCTTTTGTGAAGTGACAAGTGACCCTGATTTCAGTGGCATCTGTCACACAGCGGTCAACCTTCAAGCTTTCAAGGTCGCTCAGCCTGTAGCGCGCAAGACCGCAAATGACTTGTGGCGTTCGAACATGGCCGCCTCGGCTCTCCCGAGCGAGCTTTCTCGCGATCAATTCGACGCCATCTATCCGCCGACCGTCCAGGGAATGGGCGAGGTGATGGGCGTTCCTGTTCTAGACGATGCTTCGGACAAGGTAACGCCCGATCCTTTGCCGGATAGATCCGCCGACATTGTGCCGGAGAGTAACGAAAAGCAGCCGGTTGTTGAAGAGCAACCGGCGAAGTCGGAAGGCACGCCAGAAGGCGAAGCGGCAGCGGAAGAGCAGCCGGTTGTTCCAGCGCCCGAGCCCGTTTCGGGTGTTATTCAAGGCAAGCGCCCAAAGAAACAGAAGGGATAATTAACCATGGCACGTATCGCAAAGCCGCGCGGCGGTTCTCACTTGGTTGACGACGGAAGCGGCGACCCGATACAGATCTTACCGCCCGGAAAGACATCTGATCTTACAATGACGGTCGGCTCTCCTACAGCGACGCTTAACACGTTGGCGGAAAGCTCATTCGTTACAATTTATTCGACTGTTGATCTTCAAGCGCAGATCGGAGCGGATGGCTCTCGTCAGTATGTATGCCCTGCCAATCAGCGACGGACAATCCCGCTGCATGATGAGCTACCTTCCGTCGACCTGACGGTAACCCCTTGGCCGCCTGGAGCGGTTCTCTCGGGTGATACCGTCGTTAACTTCGAAGAAAGTAGTGGCGGCGCATGAGTTGGCTTTCGGTTGATCCGTCAAGTCAAGTAAGCTCGCAATTTCGGCCTGCTTCTGTTGTTCGAACAGGGCAGGCCGTAGTGCAAGCGCCATCAGGCATTGGGCTTGACGCCGGTATTGTTCCAGAAAATACTGCAGCGGGTTTTCTTGTGGGAACGGCGACGGCGACAGGCTCATCGGTCGCTTGGTCATTAACTAATGACGCAAGCGGGTCATTTGTAATCAGCGCGGCGGGAGAAGTAAGAACAACACGTTCATTTGACTTTGAAACAGAAACTTCATTCAACATAACTGTAAGAGCGCAGAACAGTGGAGGATTTATAGAAACGTCATTCGAAATTATCACGTCGAACGTGAATGAAGCCTCATCTACATTCTCAGTTTCGAGCGCTGTCATTGATGGTGGAAGGGTCGAAATTGACATTGCTCTAGTCGGTACTCCCTTTTGCACAATTTCTAATAATGATCCTGACGCTGGCGACGTGCAGACTTTCAGTTTGGATACTGATCTTAGTGGGGCGATTTCTATAAATCCATCAACTGGCATTGTTACACTTGATGATGTACAAGGCCTTAATGATGGGGATGATACGTTCATTGTTCGATCGACGGATCAAGGCGGCCTACAATCGACCGGCATAATCCCTGTTCGCATAATATCAACTGTAGTCAATCAAGCCAATGCCTTCACAGACGGAACGAACTGGGATGAAGCGGGCGACGCTGGTTTATGGTCCGATCAAATCGCCGCTTAACAAGGGTTTTTAAATATGGCGCTGACTGCTAAGCAGAAAGAATTGATTGATGCGTTAAGAAGAAATGAAGGGAACAGGAGGGCCGCAGCAGACGATCTTGGGATTACAGAAAGAAGCGTTTATGCGCGCATCTCTCGATTGAGAGAGGCTGGAAAGATGAATGCCGATGGTTCATTACCACATGAACCTGGCGCGGGGCGTGAGATTGTTGAGGTCCGAACTTCTCTTGGAAAAGATGGCGAGGTCAAAGGACATTCGATACGTGAAAGGCCGATGCCTTCCGGCGATGAAATACTTGATCCTCAAGGGCGGCTGATCGGATCAACAACAGAGATTACCGCAGATGGTGGCAAGCGGCGCCAATGGCTTCGTCACGCGCCAGCCAACCCGGCTGTGGACGCCTTCGAGCGAATTCCGGCTATCATTGAAGCAATCGAGCCTTTACCGCCGTCACAGCGCGCCGCAGCCTCAGAAATCGACAATTCTGATCGAGCCAACCTATACACAATCACTGACGCTCATATAGGTGCTCTCTGTTGGGCTCAAGAAGGCGGTGCGGATTGGGATTTAGCCACGGCAAGGCGTCACCTGGAAGGATGCATTGATCGCCTAACGCTGTCCCTGACGAACGCATCTCACGCTATTCTTTGCTTCAATGGCGATTTGATGCACATAAATTCTGACGATCCATTCACGCCAACAAATAAAAATATTCTGACAGTAGACAGCAGATTTCCAAAAATAATAGACACTACAGTTGAAATATCTCTATACTCAATTAGGCGCGCTCTTGAATTCCACGAAACAGTTGATGTTGTTTTTTCTCGTGGTAATCATGATCAAGATGCAATGGTCTGGCTAACAAAAATGTTTGCTAGGCTTTTTGAGAATGAGCCAAGGGTTAACATAATAGATGTGCCAAAACTTTACTACGCTGTGTTGTTCGGTAACAACTTTATCGGATTTCATCACGGCCATGGAAAGTCGATCTCAAAGCCTGCAGAAATGGTTGCTGTATTTGCGTCCGAATATGCTAAACTTTGGGGAAATTCGGAGCGCCGTTACATACACACAGGCCATAAACATTACACAAAGCTTGACGGTTCGGCAGGCTGTGAGATAAGACAACATCCAACTATGACGGCGCGTGATGATTGGGCCGCGGGAAAAGGCTTCTTAAATCAGAGAGGTGTTCTAGGCATACAATATCATAAGAAGTTCGGTGAAACTCATATGTTCTGTTGCACACCTGAAATGCTAGAGGGTTAAGAAATGCCAAATATTGATGCTATAAGATTTAGTATGAAGCATGTGCTTGTTGTCATAGGAATAGCATCTTCATGTGGAGCAATTGTGACCAAAGTTACTCTACATGATAACGCGATCAAAACACATTCAGAAGCTATTGAACTGCTAACAAAGAATTCTACATTACTGCAACACCAAAGTAGAACAATTTCAAGAGTGCAAGGTCAGATTGTGAGAAAGTTAGGCATGATTGAAAGGGCCGTGACAGATGACGAAGGTTGATCAAATCATCCAAGGTATCGTTAAGCGAGAAGGCGGATTTGTAAATCATCCAAACGATCGCGGCGGTGCTACAAAGTACGGCGTGACTATCAAGACGCTTGAAGACTGGAGAATGGATGAAGTCACGATTGAAGATGTAAAGTCGCTCACAATCGGAGAGGCATTTAAGATTTATCGAGCTAAATACTTCACTAAGCCAAGAATTTCCCTTCTTCCAGAAGAAATCCACGAGTCCATGCTTGACTGCAGCGTCCATAGTGGGCCTTCTAGGGCAGTAAAAATCATGCAAAATTGCATAGGGTTTACAGGCATAGCAACACCTATCGTTGACGGAAAAATCGGACCCATGACGATAACCGCAGCGAAAATGATGCTAAATATGATGGGATCGGAAACTGCCAATTCTGCGTTGATTGAACAAAGGAGAATGTTCCTTGAAGGAATAATGGAGGCCGACCCTACACAGGAAGTTTTTCGAAAGGGTTGGATGAACCGACTAGATCACCTGGAGAAAAGTATCAATGGTTAATGGCGCGAGAAAAGATGACAACGGAAAGTCACCAGTTTTCCAAGGGTTCATTAACTATTTTCCAAGAGCAATAGAAGCCGTTGCAAATGTTTCTGGATTTGGCGCAACAAAATATGCTTGGAATGGTTGGCCAAATGTTAAAGACGCATACAATAGATATTCAGATGCTCAATTCAGACACGCTTTGAAGGTAGCTAAAGGCGTCGAATACGATGATGAAAGCGAAATTGAGGAAGCCGCGCATGAAGCATGGAACGCCATGGCGCGGCTTGAACTCAAATTGAGAGAGAGGGAACTCTAAGCAATCCACTCACGGAACCCGAGAGCTGTCGACGGCAGCTCTTTATCCATGATTTCTTGC